CAGAATCCCACATAATCATTTCTTATTACTGCGGCAATGCCTTGATAGGTAAAGATTTCCATAGTTACTGCACCCCATCCTTGGTCAGGTATTGCGTGAATAGGAAAATAAGTATATACATAGACTTTACCAGTATCCTCATTAGTATCAGCATTCCAACTTGGAATATTCACTTTATTCATTGGCTGGGTAACATCGACGCTTATTCCAAATGACAACTCGTCTGCTTGACTAATATTTACACCTCTTATGCGAATGTTAGTCAAATACGCATTTTGTCCAAGGCTTTGTGCATAAGTGTCTGATGATGAATTATCACTTAATAGGGTAGTTATAGTAGTGGCATAACTATTGCATTGTTGTCCTCTAAGATATAAAATATAATATGCCTTACATATTGCTTCTAATTGAGTGTCAGTAAGAGGGGGGTCACTATAATTGCTACCATTGTCATCATACAACGCCATTGCATTATAATTTTCGCTAGATAGGAAAGGTAATGTACAGCCCATACCGCAACCTACTAAGCCCAACTGTTGACCTCCGCCGGTGGTTCCATCGAAATAAGGCCATATCCCCCCATCTTTTGTCATGTTAGTCACTAAAACATCGGCCATGTCATCCACTAAAATATCGACCATTAAACCAGTTGTCGTTGAAATACTATCAGTAACATCCGCATAACACGCGTCTATTTGATCCGTAGCTGGGGTATCAAATGTGTCGTATGTAAAGGATTTATCATCTGGATATTGTAGTGCAGTTGCGGACGTGAAATAAGGTGGTACTACATCACCCGACGATTTATTATTATTTTGTGTTAAGGTGTACACTCCAACATTGAGTGCTAAGGTATTGTTAGCATTATTATATGCAATGTGCATGGCGTAAGTGGACGAAAGAATGATATTTGTTATGGTTTTTTTATTATCCGTAAGATAATCAAGTTTATTTCTAATATAATTACCCATGCGCCACAACCATCTACATTGATCTGCCGTTTGGTTGGGTTCAGTTACTACATATTGTGATAAATTGTCATAATATAATGGATAAATTCCGTCAGTCTCAACAGTCGGTATTCCTGCTTCAGATGCTGTTATGTAATCTGCACACGGAAACTTACTAGGGATATAATTAGTGTAAGAGTTGTTATATATATCGGTAGGATTAATCATTAAAACACTAGGTTCGTCCTCGCCCATCGGCGGAATGGAACCTATTGGGTCTGACTGTGATACTGCGATTGAACCATAAAATATGAAATTACTTTCAGCACTGTTTGTAATTTCATCAGCGGAAATATCGCATAAGTAAACTTTAATATTACTTATATCATTATAAGTTTGGGCCTGCACAAATATTTGGTATGCGTGCTCTAACGGCATTACCATTACGTTAGTTATCGTTTTTATGTATAACGATTCTGCAATGGATGACCAATAAATTATCGTGGCCGACATTAAACTACTCTGCAATGTCTCACTACATTCAATGGTAACGGTGGTATAGTTATCATGCTGATATATATTGTTCACTGTAAAAGGCCCATTAATACTAGAACCATCATTATTACTATAAAATACTGTGTTACTAATTGGAGTAAATACGCTTGTTGTAGTACCATATATGGTCGTAGGTGCGGCTAATCCCTCTATAATTATTACATTGTTATTGTTACTGATACTGATATTAGTAGACAATTGTATTCCATTATTATAGTCTGTCCCTCCATTAGTCATATCGAGGCATCTATAAAATGACTTAATAGGTGGTTTTAGTATATTGAGGTCAATGTATTCATCTGCTTTATTTGTAATTGATTCACCAGGGAAATTTATAAATGATATTTTATCTGTTTTCACGTAGAAATAATCGTATAAATTAGTTGAATTAATTGAATTTTGGCTGAATGTGTAACTGTTTGTATATAACCCGTTATTGATTAATATGTATGTAAGGATATCATTATTATCACTAATAGAAATAATATCACTCATGGTATTAATATCCAATGTTGGCCCAGCTGGATTGTCGGCTTCATACGTATTTTCTGTGCCTGATAAATCGACATTGACAGGGTATATAATTATAGGCTTATTACCACAAGCATAATTACATGCTTCTACATTATCGTCGAGAATTGATTGATATCTTACAGTCCAAGTTACATAGGATTCGCCTTCATCTTCACCTTCACCTTCATCTTCATCTTCACCTTCATCTTCGGGTTCATCTTCACCTGCATCTTCATCTTCGCCATCATCTTCATCTTCATCTTCATCTTCATCTTCGGGTTCATCTTCATCTTCACCTTCACCTTCATCTTCATCTTCATCTTCGCCTTCATCTTCATCTTCGCCTTCATCTTCACCTTTATCTTCACCTTCATCTTCGCCTTCATCTTCATCTTCGCCTTCATCTTCACCTTCACCTTCATCTTCACCTTCATCTTCATCTTCTCCTTCTGTTTCATCTACGTCTTCGCCTTCATCTTCTGGTTCATCTTCACCCGCATCTTCGCCTTCATCTTCATCTTCTGGTTCATCTTCATCTTCATCTTCTGGTTCATCTTCATCTTCATCTTCATCTTCGCCTTCATCTTCGCCTTCATCTTCGCCTTCATCATCGGGTTCATCTTCGGGCTCATATTCATATTCGCATTCATCTTCGCCTTCACAATCAGGGTCATAGGGGTTAATACTATACTTTGGGTGGGTACAAGCACATTTATATCTAGAAGGAATGTGTTTTCCTATACCAATTCCTCCAACCCTATTACCATAAGATATTTCGTGTCGATTTGTACCATTCGCCCGACGTTTAATTGCATTTTTACTTGTATTGGTAGTGGCACTAGAGATGCCTTGTAATTTATCACCCATTTGCGTAGAATATATATTAGTTCTTTTCCTCATATATTTATATGTTAGATTATACTTTAATTCCTAACTTTATAACAGATGAATTAATAAATCATTATTTAGAGTTATCGGCCAAATACGATGAACATGAAAGTAAAGTTGGTACCAGAGTGGGTATAGAAAAAAAGATAAGAAAGGACAAGTTTTTTAATATAGCAGATTGTAAAAAGATAGACGAATTTTTGGAAACCCAAAAACCCCATATAAATCAGATGTTTGGGGTGGATGTAAATTTCAGAGAAAGATATAAAATGGGAATATATAAGGGAACTGAAAAGGGATTTTATAACCAACATACAGATACACAGGGTGGGCATCCACATAGACAATTGTCAATGGTAATATGTTTATCGAATAAGGATGATTATGAAGGTGGTATATTTAATCTTATTTCTAAGAAAAAACAATTTAAATTTGATAAAGGAGATGCAATTATATTTAGGTCAAGACTATTGCATGCAGTAGACCCCGTATGTTCAGGGCTTAGACAGGTATTAATTTCTTTTTTTTGGGACCACGAGGGAGAAGCAATTAGAACAAAGGTGCCGCCCGTAAATAACGTACTTAACTATATTCCTAATTGTATACGAAATAAACCTCCCGTACTTGAGGCAAAAAATATACCCAGAATTATATCATACTCTTTGTGGGGGGATTCAGAAATATATAATTATACGTTGGTGGAAAATATTCTGATTGCTAAAACCCTTTGTCCGGAGTTTCGGATACATGTGCATTATAATAAAACGGTTCTACCTAAAATGCTCAAGTTACTAAATACATTTGATAACGTGGTGTTACATTTTATAGATAATAATTATAATAAGGCGTCAAATATGTTATGGAGATTTAAGCCCTGTTTTTATACAAATTCTATAGTTTTTATTAGAGATGCTGATTCCTTGCTAACGGATAGAGACCTATTTACGATGTATCATTTTATAAATAGTAAGTATAATATACAGTCGTGTAAAGATAGCATTCATCATTTAAAATATAAGATATGTGGTGGGATGTGGGGGTGTAAAAACGGAATATTAAACACCCCCGTGTATCAACATTATTATACAAACTATACATTTATAGAAGATGTTAGAGGAGTAGACAGAGATTTATTAAAACGAGTTTATAATGAAAATATTGACACACTACTATTATATATACCTGCTAATCTGCAGTTCAAGGTTGCTGAACCAAACATAGAGATAATATCCGTTACCGGTCCTCCCTTGTGCTCCTATAATTATTATGCGCCCTTGACTAGAAAATTATTATGTGAAGAAAATACTAAATTAACCGTAAAAAGAAATTATGCCTATCAAAACGCGAAGAAATATATATCCTTTATTCCCCCAGACTCAGGTCCAGGAAATCAAATAATCGGAATAAAAGAATGTTTAATCTTGGCCAACGTATTAAATAGGACGTGTATTATTCCCCCGATAAGAGAGCACTATTTAAAAAGCAACGTGTTATTTTATAATTTTAATGACATTTTTGCATATAACTCAACTGACGTGATTGTGGATAATAAAATGTATTCCTTAATACAGAATACTAATATAGAAAAAATATATTCTTTTATTCCACCAAAGAATACTCCGTCAAGACATGAAACTTTATTAAAATTAAAATATGAGGAACAATACCTTACTCATAGGAAAATTAAAAATGATACATGTGAAGAACTACGTCAAATCGACGACAAGTTGCTAATGTTAAAACATTTGTTTAACAATGTATATATAAGTAATTGTAGTATAAATGGATGTTTTAAATGTCAAATGAACCCATCCTTTTCAAATATATATAAGGATATTTGTAGTAAACTAGATTTTTCCAAGGCCATTAAACTACTTGGGGACAAATATATAAAGGATGTATTAGGTGAAAATTATCAGTGTGTGCACATACGATTACCTGATCGTATAAATGAACAAAATATGACCAGTAAAGAAATAGCCCACTTACATAATGCCGTAATGAACCTACGAGAAAATAATAAATCCTTATTTATCGCGTCAAATAATATCAAGTATTTAACCAATCTAAACATAATCGGAAAGTCTTTGGACAGTAATACCGAATTTTATTCGTTTGTTGATCAATACATATGCTGTAAATCAGAAAAGTTTAGTTATATGAATCTAGATTATCGGAAAAACAATAAGCATAATAGAAGTACTTTTACGTCTTTTGTAATTGATTATCGTCTATATTTAGATAATAAATTATCAGCCTCGAATGTAAATATATGTATGGTATTATAATGTCTCCTCTTCCTCTTCGTCATACAATAATTTTATATTAATCCAGCAGCCATTTTTATACCTACCATAAATCTTATCAATGTACTCATATAATTCCTTTGCCTTTGGTACAGCCCGTCCATGATTCATCTGATACCATTCGCGGAAGGTATGCAACAGTTCCGTCTTCTTTATTTTCTCGCCATCTGTTCGAACAATCTTATCTCTCACAAATTCTCGGAGATAATCTTGTCCATCACGATAATCATTACTACTGGCCAATACAATGTCGCAATCAGTTACATTCCCTAGGGTACTATAAGCCTTTTCCACAAGCATGGAAGCAAATATAGGAGCCCATGCCTCAAATCGTTCATTTAGTTTTTTATCCAATTGGAACTGGAAAGGATATTGGTCCTTTGGGAAATTATCATCCTCAAAGGGATGATCAAGAAACTTTGATACAAAGTCACACACGCGGATACGGCGCCACGTGCCATCATCATTACTCGTAATGGAAAATAATGTGTTGGTACAAACCACTAATTTGAATTGAGGAGTAAACGTTACCGTGTCCTTAAATAAGGCACGACCCTGTAAAACATCTCCTCCTGTGATTTCTTTCATTACACCTTCATTGATTTTATCACCCTTACTAGGTTCTTGCATAACCGCATACCTGGTACCCATCAACTGAACCACTTCTGACGACGAACTACCAATAGTAATACGTTTTTGAGTAATAAGTGTGATTGGGACAGTTCCCTTATATTCCCCAAGAACCTTTGCCATTAGGTCCACCAAACAGGACTTGCCATTGCGACCAGACCCAGTATATATATTAAAGGTCTGGTTCTCCAGCGTACCAATCATGGCAGATGCCAAATGTTCCCACATATACTTTCGGAGTTGTTCATCCGGGAATAATTCGGATATAAATTTAATGATTTCGCCGGAGATTACCGAATGAGCTTTGGTGGTTCGTTTAATATATTCAATGTTGGTGCATTTTGAGATATAATCATCGGGTTGGCCTGGCCTGAGAATTTGCTGCTTAAAATCAATAACTCCATTATTAAAGCACAGTAGATATGGATTTTGGTCCAACTTGTTACGAAAATTTCTATCATAACACAGCTCCCTGGCCTCTCGCATAATATTATTTTTCCAAACAGTCTTTTTTAAATCAACCGCGATGGATGCTAAAATAGACGTTTTCTTGCGCATGGCCTCGTATTTGGTATCTGACTGCTCCATGGTCTGCATGAGAGTTGTCAATTCATGAATTCGAATGAGATATTCGTGATGCATTTCACAGGAAATGCACAGTCGTAGTGTATTGCCTGCGTCAATTTCAAACCACCGATGGTTTCTATATTCATACCATAGGTTTTTAGTAATGCTTACGCATACAAATTTATCTTTGAATATATTAAATAATACCGACGCTAAGTCAAATTCTGTGCGATCCCGAATGGTTTGGTCGATGAAATAGTCGATGGTGTTCTTCCGAATGACGTTATATTGTTCAAATGAATCTTTCTTGCACCAATACATAATAGACCTATACGATAGTCCATCTGGATTATTACAGTCAAACGTCTTCCAAAGTTCATACATTTCCAATACACCCGTCTTCCAGTCGAACTTGCCATTGGCGCCTAGCGTCCCCCTGCAGCCATCTTGGCAGGACATCTTAAGCCATGTAATAAACATTTTTGGGCTAGTATTTGCTAGTGCCCACCCCACGCGAATCCATTTACTAAAACTCCCCGGCCCATAATAATCATTCGGCAACGCCAACGTAAACGCATGAGTTTCTTTAACCCGATATGCAATGTTATTGGTTTGCTCGTGGAGGCAGGCAATTAATTCGTCTAGCATGGGTTCGTCCTTGATTCGGTCGAATCGGCCTGATAAAAGAATCATGTCTGTATTTACAGACTCTTTTGGGACTATATTCATTGATTGCTTTCCTCGTCTGGTTAAACGATCCACGGCGGTATCAAATTTATCCTTAAATGTATCCTTAATGGTGGACTTTGGGTGGTCGGTATATCTGGCACTTAATTGATTAATATATTTCTTAGTATCAAATAGACCAGTCTTAATGGTAGGCATATCCCATTCAGTCCCGTTGTATGTGGTGGTATACATGGTGCTAACTAGATATGCTTCATGTGCAGGTTTCCTCGAACCATACATCTGCCAATTCACACATCCTTTAGTAACTCCTTCATCTAATACCTGGTCCCAGGTATTTATAATCGGTAAATCTTCCCATATATCCGATATAATTTTAAGTACGTCATTTCTGATCATTACTTGAATTGCTTTATGAAGTTGTAGACCGAATATAATGTGAATCCCGTCTTTAGTTTTATCATTTAGCATGTTGACCTTTTGTTTCTCCATGACAAATATATTCATGGTTATTTTAGGGATTACATCTACGTACATGGCTATTTTTTCTAGATATACACCAATCAAATCCAGTATATAACTTTCATTATGCTGTCTATCAGTTACAGTAGTGGCATATTGTAGATCTACATCGATTAACATTGCACCATTTTCTACTAGTTGTTTTTCCGTCATATATTCTAATTCTCCCTGCTCAAATACCTTGTTGAAATAACAGTCCATAAACTCCTGCACATCTGATTCGATACGAAATGACCCCCCCCGGATATTTAACTCTTTATCTCCAATACGTGTATGGGTACTTTGTTTGCTATTACTGGCATAATGCAATTTAATAAACGAATCGAACGGAGTACATGAAGATTTCTTCATTATAGTGTTATTATAATAGAACTCTTTAATTTTATCTCAATTTTTTGACTAATATATAAAATTATACATTCGACTATATTAATATAAACATATAGTCATACAATATATATATATGGCTCAGGTATGCACTGTTGTTCAGAAGTCAACTGCTATGCGATTAATTAAGGATATTAAACAACTTCGATATGAACCTATAGAAGGAATTCATTATGTACATGATGACACAAATATGCTACGCGGTTCTGCTATGATCATTGGTCCAACCGATACACCTTATGAGGGTGGGTATTATTTATTTAAGTTGGATTTTCCAACGGATTATCCCCATTCGCCTCCAGTAGTAACCTTTTGTACGAATGATGGGCTAACTAGAATGCACCCAAATTTATATAAAAAGGGTAAGGTGTGCATGTCCATCTTAAATAGTTGGGCCGGCGATTCATGGACTGGATGCCAGTCCATCGCAAGCGTGCTTCTATCAATTAGAAGCATTCTATCTGACAATGCACTAACAAACGAACCAGGAATTAGTATAAAGAATCCCGAGGTTCCATTATATAACGAGATTATCAGATATAAGAATATATCAATTGCTATTGTTGAAGTGCTCACTAGACCAGCATACCTTAGACAATTCCCCGAATTAATTGACATAGCCAAGCAAGAATTTATTGATAATTTTGACGCAAAGAAATTAAATCTAACTAACTCTATCTCTGCTTATAATACCAGTAAGTATCCTAATATTATCTCAACAAATGCCTATGCGATTAAATGTCATGTGCAGTATGATAAGTTAATAGAAGACCTAGACAAATTATATATAAAACTAAAAAATGAAATATATATTAAATAGATATATATATTATACACCATGAACTTCTGTATTAAATGCGACAACATGTACTATCTTAAACTTAAAGACGACGACGATAACAAATTGATATATTACTGTCGCCAGTGTGGTCATGAAACGTCTGACGTGAACGAGGCAGATGTATGTGTATTGACCACTCAAGTTAAGCGAAGTGCCGAAAAATTTACCCACGTAATTAATAAATATACCAAAGAAGACCCAACCTTGCCACGGATCAAGACAATTGATTGTCCGAACCAAGATTGTCCAAGCAAATCGAAGAAATTGGAAAATGAAGTATTATATATTCGGTATGATAATACTAACATTAAATATATTTATATGTGTGTGCACTGTGATATTACTTGGAAAACAAGTAATAAACAATAATTATAAAATTGAATGGTTTTAATTTAAATATATTCTTTTTATATTACAATATGAGTGACTCTGATTATTCCGCTGGTTCTGACAGTGAAACTGAGACTGCTTATAAGAAACCCACATTTGATGACTCTGACAATGAGGAGGATAAGCCAAAAAAACCACTAATTATTGGTCAAAAAATAGATGTAGATGGGTATATAAGTGGTGAGGATGATGAAGACGACGATGAATATATTGACGAAGATGACATGCCGGAAGAACAAAAGATCGCGGGCAAATACCCTGACGATGATGCAGATGATGAAAATGTCGTCGAGGATGACGAAGATGATGAGGAAGATGAGGAAGATGAGGACGAAAATTATCTTAAAAAATTTGATAGAGCCGTAATATCTGATTATGTCGACATTTATCATCCAGAATCACGAATGCATAACTATGAGGAAGTAAAAGCACTTACACATGTTATTAGAAATTCAGACAATGTGATAGTAGACAAACTACATCGCACATTGCCTTTTATAACTAAATTCGAACTAACTAAAATTATTGGACTTCGAGCTAAACAACTAGACGAGGGAGCACAAGCATTAGTAGTTATATCTAGAGAGATTATATCTGGATATAATATTGCTCTTATGGAAATTCAACAGAAAAAAATCCCATTTATCATTCGTAGACCAATTCCAAATGGAGGAAGTGAGTATTGGAAAGTAGCAGACCTTGAACTTATTTAAGTATATTAACAATAAATTATATAATTTATTGTATTTTTTAACATTTCCAACGATTACCACAACTGATGCAGGTCACAAATGTAGTCATGGGCTCATCCGCAGAACGTGTCTGCAATTGATAATAACTACACTTTTTAGACTTGCACTTTCTACAAGTAAATATATCGGTATTACCTACTGTCTTGGGGTCATATCTATTTTCATCCTTGTCTTTCTTCGATTGAATCAACTCTTTCCATTTTTCTGGACACATTTCTTGGTGTGTCATTGTACCTAGTTCATGGGGTTTAACTTCTCCTGAAATTATTTTATTCAGGATTTTTACATCTTTTAAGTTATTCCATACGGTTCGGAATCTATCTATATATATTTGTACAAAATAGGGATTATCCCATTTTTTCATAATGTTTTTACTATCTGCAATAGTAATTGCACAATTATATAATCCCTTTTCTAGGTTGATGGCGTAAGATTTCCTACTTAATACTTTATTAAATTCATCGCGAATGCCTTCACGAAATAGGTCGGGGTTAGTAATTTTAGACATTTTATATTAACTTAGGTATATATTTATATTTATATTTATATCGTTTCAATTCAATTTTCTTGTTATTCATTATCTTCCTCCTCAGAATAATAATAATCCTCTTTTTCTAATTCGGACCCATCCATTAGTTCTTCTTCCGCTGGTTCGTCATATTTATCCGTTAATAAGGACATGATATTAGTGTGATTATCCTTTTCAATGTCGTCGACTGATTCTATTACGTGGTCGTCATCTGTTGATTCGTCGGAAGACTCCTCATCAGATAATTCTTCAAACCCACCAAATAAATGTTCATGTATTAGTGTCCATTGTGTAGTTGTTAGGGAGGTGAGGTCCCCCTGGGTGTCTACTCCAACTAGGGCGATTGACCCAAAATATAATTGCTTATCAATCGGTGGAGGCAATTCATATTTATTCTCTGTACCTGCCTTACCTATATCCCGAGCCCATACTTCTAATTTACATAGACCATGGTCATTGATATCCCATGATTGTCTCATGCAAAATTCATTGTCTTTTTTAAATCCGCACTTTTTATATAAAATATCACGAGATAACTCTTTTACCTTTTGATCTTTGACTGTTCCACCTTTATCGACTATTATAATGGAGATCATTACTATAATTTTATGATGGAATCGGTTTAAATGGTTTCATGTAGTATTATACTATGCCGCGATATTATCTACAAGATGTTACTATATCAAACGATAATATATCTATGGAGACACTAACCACATGTACTCTAACTTCACTTATAAATTATAAAATAATGTATTCTTCTGACGGTATATTTAAGGAGCATGAAAATAAAATATATAAATTAAAGGATGATACCGGAAAGATTACGCAACATACTCTAAATAATCAGCGTATATGGATAGACTATCGCAAGGAGGAGTATTCATTAGTCTTGTCACAGATACCACATGACTATTACTTGCAAATAATTGAAAAGACGTATTTTATATTACCTTCGATAAGTTCTGATTCCTTATCTAATACCGATACCTTTATGGTTATTATTAAATGTGACAATATTATAATAGAGGCTTATATAGAAAGTCCCTTAGATATTATAGATCCTATAATAATTGGTGCAATTAGCACGTTACTATCTACCCTTAACTAATGTTGGTATAATATAATATAATATGCTTGTATGGATAATCGTATCTTTATTATTGATAATGTTTATTCATTATATGTATGTATATTTTATTAATATACTTACCATCCCTAAGGTAAGATATCATTCACCGTATCCCTCGGATAATTTTAGAGATATACCTAGTTCTCTCCCCGATAGAAAGGAAGTCCTTGATACACTAGAAAACCCATATAATCCTACTAACGAAGAGCACCAAGGGACCTCCGATACCCAAGAGGCTTCCGATACTCAAGAATTACGGGATTTTATGAGTAATATTAAGAAGGGAGGCTCAGTACAACCAGACAATACCGAGTTGCCCGAACAGAAGTATGAACCCCTGAACAGTATAACTAATTATACTTTATTTTAAACGGATTAAAGAATGGGCGATTATATATATAATATGAATGCCGCTATATTAAATTCGCGATTTCCTAATATCAACCTGTCTCGTGGTAATACTCTTCCTAATACGGTACGTGGTGATGCGTTTCTAATTTTACCCAAAGGCAAAAAATGTTTAATATGGATTACGTATTGCTCGGATAAAAACGTAGCATATGTACTTACATTTAATAAAACGAACACTAGTATAATATCTGTGGATAAAGCAATGATTAGTTTTAGTAATGATTTGGCCTTGGGAGAAGGTACTATACTAAGTGGAGTAATGATGTCCAAAAACAATATCAACTTCTTTACTATCACGGA